CAAATCTAATACTTTAACTTCTTGAAATCCTTCTTTGTGAATTTCTTTACGCAAATTGTTATTTGGATTTTCAATACCAAGACCCAACCATTTAACACCAGCCTTTTGCAACTTCTCTAAATACTTAGGCTTGCAGGTATCGACTCTTGAATATGCCCAAATGTTGAAATCATATCCACGTTCAATAATCAAATCACATATTTTACCAAAATGATTTGGGTTTAAAACAAATAGTTCATCAGCAATCTTTACGTTACGAACACCCTGTGATGCAATGTAATCAAACTGTTTAATGATAAACTCTGGTGACCACCAACGGAATGTATTACTATCAGAACTTGAAACATCATCACCCTGTTTAGTTCTGTTAATAATATTAATCATACAGAAAGAACATTTGTATGGGCAACCAAGACTTGTATAGATGGCTGCAAATGGTTGTTTCTCTGTATCGTTAGACCATGAATGCCACCCAGCCGTTCTATACTTACTCAAAGGTGGTAACAAGTCCCATGCCATACCAGGAAGTTCTTCTTCAAGTTTTTCTTTTGGAACAACTTCAGTTGGTTCATTCATAATGATATTAATACCATCTCTATAAACTAAACCAGGAACTCTTTTAAGTTCTGTTGCATTCAATTTACTCAATGACAGTAATGCATGTAGTGTATATACACCTTCATTCTGACAAACGGCATCAATGAAAGTTTCTTGTTTCATTGTTTGTATTGGTAAAGCTGCAACGTGTCCGCCAACAAACACAATGAATGTATCTGGTGATAAGTCTTTCAGTTCTCTTGCAGTTGCAGTTGCACCTTCCATGTTTTGTGATGATGCAGATGGTTGTTGGCCATAAACAACAAAACAAACAATCTTTGTTTTATATTCGGTGATTCTTTTTGCAGCCGATAGGTAATCTAAACCTTCTACTTCTGCATCTAAGATTTCTGGTTTAAATCCTTTTGTACGAACACTATTTGCCAGCATTGCAGCCCAAATAGGAGGTTCAATTGCGGCATTATTTTTAGCAAGGCCTTGATAAATCTTTTCAGATGCGTTAGGGTGTACAAATAATATATCAGTCATATTTTTTACCAATCAAATCATTCCAATCAAGTTCTTTAGAGTCTACAACTATTACATGTTTATGTTGTCTCATTTTATTTAACACATCATCATTGTCATCATAGAAGACAACAGGATTAGGATCAAATTTAACATCTAATGTTTTATCATATACTTTAGATTCTAATATTTTGATATGATTAAAATACTTATAGATGCCAAATGATCTTAATAGATGTATCGATTGTTGGTACTCATATGGTATTGTTGGGTGTTTACCAGCAGAAACAAAACCTATTTTGTTGTCGCCACTTTGAAGATATTTTAAATATTCTTTTACACCTTCTCTGAGTATGCATACAGAACCAACATCGTCAACGATAACGTCATCAGTATTATTAAAAGGGAAAACCATTTGTTTTGCCCAAATAGAATCATTTTTTTTATTAAAACAATCCCAAATCGTTAAGTCTAAGTCAAATAAGTGTATCATTTTGTAATCGAAATCATAGTTGTAGTTGCATCAAAATAAAATACCTTTAACAGGCGAGAGAGTGTATGACCATCAATAACATCACCGGGCCATACAATAATTTGATTTGTGTAGGTACAAATTCCACCTTTTGTTATAATATATAAGTCTTCTTCTTTACCATTCATTAAAGATCGTTTAACTGGGTTAAAGTGCCTTATCTGACAGTTAAAAACTTGAATAGGTTTAGATTTGTTATCAGCTTCTCCTATCCAAATACAATCGTCAGTCTTTTCAGTATGGTGTTTTTCACCTTCGTATTGTTCACCACTTCTTCCGTACTTGTCTTCTAATCTAACCAAGTCGTGTTTATCTTCCGGCGTTTCAACTTCAAGTATGTATGCGCCACCTTTAGATACTGCTTTTGTGGAATGAAATCTAGACCTGAATATATGTATCTTGTCTAAAGCTTTTAATTTAATTGTATTCCGTAAGAATGATAACTCTGTTTTGCCTTTAAGTAAAACAAAACCAGTGTTCTTATTTGGATGACAATGCATTGAAGTTTCTTTTCCTTCTTCAATGTGTAGAAACCAAATTGCAATATCAGAATTTCTATAACAGAGGTATTCCATACCCCACGGTTTTTTCACAATAACATCACTATAATCCATTTTAATGTACCTTACTATTACGTCTTTCTCTTAATAACTCGATTAATTCTTCTTCATCTAATTGTGCATCTGTTGGTTCATCATCATCTTCTTCATCTTCACCATCAAACAACTCTGGTCTGATTGATGATTCTGTTGCAAACTTCACATTGTCATCACATACTGCATTAGAGTAATACTCTACCAAATCATCTTTTGGATCTATAACAGTAAGTATATCTGCCTCATAAATTATAGCAAAATTTTCTTTAATTAATTCTATTGGTAACCAAGGCATCATCATCATTACGGATCTTCCAGTTGATACTCTCTTAAATATGATGTGCATTGGCCTATTCAGTAAAACAGTATCACTATCTTCTATTGCTGTGCAATCAGCTATAATATCTTCGCCACTCTGCAAACGAACAATTTTAATTTGTGATTCTGTTGTATTAAGCATTTTTGAGTTCTATGTTGTAAAATTTGTAATTAAATTTTTCTTCGTCATATATTTTAACACGTTCCACAAAATGTTTCAATGTATAATTGGTAAACTTGCCAATTCTAAAATCATCTGAAATATCAAATAGAGTTGCAGCTTCTTTGTTATCACCTAGTCTTAGACCTCTACCGATTGATTGTAAATTACGAATTCTTGATTTAGAGGGTGAAGAAAATATAACATTATGTAAATTGCGAATATTGACGCCAGTACTAAAAGTGCCATATGAAGCAACAATGATTGCATCACTTTCTTTTTCAGTGATTGCCCTAATTGATTCCCTAATCTCAACATCGGTACCGCCAAATACAAAGAACACTTTTCTATTACCTGCGTGTTCTTTAATGTTCTCATGTAAATGTTTACCATGTTTCTCAACAAATTGAAATAAAACTAATGAGTTACCTTTCAGTGACAAAACTAAATTTCTAATAAAGTCATTTCTCGCTTTGTTCATAACTATGTATTCGATCTCTTGGTTGTAGTCCCAAGATTTACATTCTTTACATATAACATCAGAGTATTTTAAAATCAAACACTTAATCTTAAAATCCGCCAGTTGTTTCTTTTCAATCAATTCAGCCGTAGATGTTGCTTTATAAACTGGACCAAATAGTCCTTCTAATACAAGTCTATGTGTTTGAGTTCCGTCAAGTGTCCCTGTTGTACCTATTCTATATTTAGCCGCTGTGCAACCAGATAGAATTGTTGTTAAAGACTTTGCCTTAAATTGATGCGCTTCATCACCTAGAACAAAATCAAATTGTTCAAAGTAATCACTTTCGTTTTTATAGATTGATTGCCATGTTGTGATGGTAATAAACTTGTTTGTGTGTTTTTCTTTACCTGAATATTGACGATGACAGTATTCTTCTGAATCATATCCATATGAAGCAAAATCAGAATACATTTGTTCAACTAATGAAGTTGTTGGAACAATTAATAGTCCACGTTTTGCATCTGTTGATTGTAGATATCTGATGATACAATATAGTATCAAAGATTTACCAGATGCAGTCGGTGATAGTAAAAGAATTCTTCTGTTACGAATGGCCTGAATGAAAGATTTTAATTGATAGTCTCTAATCTCATGCGGTAACTTTAATGATTGAACGAACTCTGTAGCTTCAATTGCAGAAAAGTTTTCTGATGTTGATATATCAGAATCGATCTCTAATGTATAGTCTCGTTCTTTACAAAACTTTTCAATATAAGGTACTAGACCATGATATATTGAAAAACTCCGCAAATCAGCTAATCTAATTTTTCCATCCCACAAACGACTCTTGTAGGCTGGAACAAATTGATAACCCGGAACGTAGAAGGTAAAGTAGTCACTCAGTTCTTGTGCAATGTTTCTATCACATTCGAACTGAATGAAAGCTTCATTCTTCTTATGAAGTATTAAATCAAACACCTTGTATAAATCTTTCCCATGCTATAAAGTCACGGAGTTGAAATGTTCTACTATTCAACTCCTTTAATATAGCGGTACAAACATCAACAATTTCATCATGCATAGCTTTGTTAGCTACATACTTGTTGATATCCTCGTCACTATCCATATATGTAGTGATCTCAGATTTGAGTACAAATGGGAATGGCTGCCATCCATATTTTTGAAGATCGTCATCATCCAATTTACCTGTATAATATTCCCACTTAAGCTTCTTCATTCTGTTATACTTGAATTCAGATTCTTTGGAAAGTAAACGATGCCGTGAAAGTATATTCAAATACTTACTGTGCATCTTTGGTATATCTAGCAATGCTTTGCCAGGTTCTGTTCTATCAATGTCGGAATCTTTCCGCCATTCTTCTAGTAGTTCGTCAAGTTGTTTCATAGTTAAAGCCTCCTTTATGGAGTATACTCTCAATTCATAATAAAGTCAAGCTGTTTTAAAACATTTTTTCTACATCATAGTAACTATACCTGAATGTAGCATCGGCACTAACTGTGTTACTTGGGTCATCTGTGGCACTCATAACAAAGGTAGAAATAGAAACTGGAAACAAATCATGAAAATTGAAACGATAGTATGGTGTATTTGATGATGATAGTATTATAACTGATGCATCTGAATACTGTGGTTTTCTAACTGCACCCTTAGTTGTGAATTTGTTTAATGTGCCAAGTTTTTGATATTCTTCAAACTCTTTTGGGAAAGTCAATGCACGAATCCAATCGTGAATTTCTATCCAAGCTTTCAATTCTTCATCTATAAGAAAAGTAAGATTCAATAGATCATATGTGGCCTTTTCACCTGGTACATATAAGTCAATGAACGGATTTGGTTGTTGTGCTTCTGACATTGAAATTCCAGGTACACTTAATGATTGACAAAAATATTGTATGTTTGGCAATCTTGCAAATGTTAATATAAACTTATTCGGTTGAAGAAAGTTTGGATTGGTTGGGTTTCTTGTGATGGCTGTCATTCAAATCTCCTGTCTTATATTTAGACACAAAAAAAGGGGACATTTCTGTCCCCTTTTAAAGTACCCTCTTAGCGGGGTTTCAATTACATCAAGTTACTGATGCGGAATCCACGGTAGTAATTGTTAGTTTGTGCGTTTAATGCGCCCAAACCTTGGTTAGTACCTTCTGCAAATGGGTTTGCAACGAGACCGTAACGAGTCTTGAATCCAATTTTTGGTTGGAAAGTACCCGTATCAACTGCACGAACCATTTGTAAAGGAACGTAAGGGCAGTAGAATAGACCAGCGTCATATGCGTTAGTACCTTTGTAACCAACAACTGCAAATTCGCTGTTGAAGTTAGCGGGGAAGTATGGG